CTTGTTGATATTGATGACACCCTCGATAGCATCTTTAGTTCTGATATGGCTATCGGCAAATATGTTGCACAAAGGGCGGGAATTGGTATCAACGCAGGTAGAATCCGTGGCATCAACAGTAAAATCAGAGGCGGAGAAGTTCAGCACACTGGTGTTGTTCCTTTCCTTAAAAAATTTGAATCTACTGTACGATGCTGTACTCAGAACGGAATCCGTGGAGGATCAGCAACAGTCCACTTCCCAATCTGGCACCAAGAAATAGAAGATATTCTTGTTCTCAAGAACAACAAAGGCACAGAAGATAATAGGGTAAGGAAACTTGACTACTCAATCCAACTCTCCAAACTCTTCTACGAAAGATTCATCCAGAACGGAGAAGTATCCCTATTCAGTCCTCATGATGTGCCTGGGCTCTATGATGCTTTTGGTACTGATAGTTTCGATGAGCTTTATACACGTTACGAAGCAGACGATTCTGTACCAAGAAAAACTATGGGAGCTCAGGAACTCATTCTTGATCTACTGAAAGAGAGAGCAGAGACTGGTCGTATCTATATCATGAACATCGACCATTGTAACTCACACTCTTCCTTCAAGGATAAGGTTGAGATGAGTAACTTGTGTCAGGAAATCACTCTGCCCACATATCCTATTCAACACATTGATGATCACTTAGGTGAGATTGCCTTGTGTATTCTGTCTGCTGTCAATGTAGGTAAGATTAAGTCTGATGAGGAACTTGAAGATCTTTGTGATCTTTCTGTTCGTGCATTGGATGAATTGATTGACTATCAAGAGTATCCAGTCAAGGCAGCAGAGATCGCCACAAAGGCGCGTAGATCGCTTGGAATCGGTTTTATCGGACTCGCCCACTACCTTGCTAAGTTGGGTTATGCTTATGACTCACAGGAGGCATGGGATGCTGTTCATGGACTCTCAGAATCTTTCCAGTTCTATCTCTTGAAAGCATCTAACCAACTTGCCAAGGAGAAAGGACACTGTGAATACTTTGGTAGAACAAAGTATGCTGATGGAATTCTTCCAATTGATACATACAAGAAGGATGTTGATGAAATTTGTAGTCAGGAGTTAGTGCATGATTGGGATGGCCTACGTGATTCTATCAACCAGTCCGGTCTTCGGCACTCCACCCTATCCGCACAAATGCCGTCAGAGAGCAGCAGTGTCGTATCGAACGCCACCAATGGAATTGAACCTCCCAGAGACTACCTCTCTATCAAGAAATCCAAGAAGGGACCTCTTAAGCAGGTTGTTCCGGGATACTCATATCTGAAGAACAATTATACTCTTCTTTGGGACATGGGGGACAATGGTGGTTATATTAAAGTTGTTGCCGTAATGCAAAAGTTCTTTGACCAAGCAATCAGTGGCAACTGGAGTTATAATCCAGAAAATTATGAGAACAATGAAGTCCCAGTGTCCATCATGGCACAAGACTTTTTGACTACATATAAGTACGGTTGGAAGACTAGTTACTATCAAAATACTCATGATATGAAGAGTGATGAGGTGATTGATGTTACCGAAAAATCAAACACCGAATTAGAAAATCTTTTAGACACGTTAGAACAAGCCGAGGAGGGAGAGTGTGAATCCTGTGCAGTTTAAAGTTTCATCAGTAGAGGATAAAGAGACATCATCTATAAAAGGGATGACTGTCTTTAATACAGAACAAGTAAATACTAAAAAACAACCGATGTTTTTCGGTAAACCTCTGGGTATCCAGAGATATGATTCATACAAATATCCAATCTTTGATAAACTCACCACACAACAATTAGGATATTTCTGGAGACCTGAAGAGGTTTCTCTGCAGAAGGATCGTGGTGACTATCAATTACTCCGTCCAGAACAAAAGCACATCTATACTTCTAACCTGAAGTATCAGATCATGCTTGACTCTATTCAGGGTCGGGGTCCTGGTATGGCATTCATTCCATACTGCTCTCTACCTGAATTAGAGGCATGTATGGAGGTCTGGGGATTCATGGAGATGATCCATAGTCGCTCATACACATACATCATCAAGAACGTCTATCCAGATGCGTCTGAGGTCTTTGATAAGATTGTTACTGATCCCCGTATTCTAGAACGTGCTGCCAGTGTTACGGGGGCATATGATGAATTCCTTAATAGTGCTCATCAGTGGGACACTGGAAATATGTGGCGTGAAGATTATCGTGAATCGCCAACTTCTAAGTGGGAAATTAAAGATGTCAAAAGAAAACTCTACAGAGCAGTCGCAAACGTCAATATCCTGGAAGGAATTCGGTTTTATGTTTCTTTTGCTTGCAGCTTTGCTTTTGGTGAACTTAAACTCATGGAAGGTTCTGCAAAAATTATCTCCCTTATTGCCAGGGATGAGAACCAACACCTCGCTATCACCCAAAACATTATGAACAAGTGGAAGAGAGGTGATGATCCTGAAATGGCACAGATCATGAAGGAAGAAGAAGAGTGGACCTATAGGCAGTTTGATCTTGCTGTTAATGAAGAGAAGCGTTGGGCAGACTATCTGTTCAAGGATGGTTCTATGATTGGATTGAATGATAAACTTCTTCAGCAGTATGTTGAATGGGTTGCTAACCGCCGCCTGAAGGGCATTGGTTTGAAACCTAAATATGATATCGCGGCATCTGCTAACCCTTTACCGTGGACTCAGCATTGGATCTCTTCCAAGGGTCTACAAGTAGCACCGCAAGAAACTGAGGTAGAAAGCTATGTCGTCGGTGGAATCAAACAGGATGTCAAAAAAGACACCTTCTCAGGATTTAAACTCTGAATTAGGTGTTTCTATAGAGGCATATCAAGAAGCAGCAAAATCTGATGCATTCTTGTTTGGAGAATATAATGCATATGAGGTTTATGATATGCCCAAAAATCAATTAAATAAAGAAGAATTAAAGACCCGTATCTACAAGTTGAAGAATAGAGTGGATCAAGAACCACCTAATGTGTGGCAGGGGGATAAAGACCTGGCACATAAATACCTCAACTGGGTATTAGATATTGTAGATGAGTATAGGTATTGATTATGAAAACCCATGGATCTATATGGGCGTCCCTTTTGATGGGAGCCTTATTCGGGATAACTACGGTTTTGTTTATAACATTACCAATCTCACAAACCAACGACAATACATTGGGAGAAAGTATTTTTGGCAGCATCGAACGCCTAAGGGGAAGAAGCGAAAAGTAAAATCTGAATCTGATTGGAAAAAATATTATGGGTCTTGTCCAGAACTTAAAAAAGACATTGAGCGCCTGGGGCGACAAAATTTTAGTAGAACTATCTTGTCATTACATAAAACACCTGGCAAAACAAACTTTGAAGAGACCAGACAACTCTTCGCCCACGGGGTTCTCACTGAATCCCTTGACGCGGGAGGACCAGCATACTACAATAGTAACATCCTCAGCAGATACTTCAGAAAAGACTACTATGATGGAGACTGAACAGGTTGTTATGCACATTCGTCAATGGGCCGTTGATAAAGTCCAGGAATATAACAACAAAGGTGTAGATAGAATCTATGATTCATTTGCAATCATGGCAGAATTTGATGAGTGGTTTGAACCAAAAGATGATCTAGAAGTTATCTCACTTGACGAAATCTCTGAAGATGAGTATGATGAATTTACTGAAGGAGTAGAGAGAAGTTAATCCTTCTTCAGTTTACTGGGCCTATAGTTAAGCGGATATAACCACCGCCTTCTAAGCGGTTATCCTAGGTTCGATTCCTAGTAGGCCTGTTGACAATTATTTTGGTAATTGTCATTCTGTTGGTTGGGGTTTTTTGTGCCCTCTAATTCACCATTAGGTCCTTTGATTGGATGGTGTCCCAACAATGCGGGTGTAGTTTAGAGGTAAAATCTCTGCCTTCCAAGCAGATGTCACGGGTTCGATTCCCGTCACCCGCTCCAGGGAGATTAGCTCAGCGGTAGAGCAGTACGTTTACACCGTATTTGTCACAAGTTCGATCCTTGTATCTCCCATATGAATATACTAGTTTACGATAAATCTGGAAAAGTCGTTAACTCTATTGAGTTGAACGATAATATTGAATATGTTGATGGTAGAGTTTGTAAAGGGAGTAAGTCTTATTACAAAGGCATAGGAATACCGTATAAGTATCATCACATACAACCAGAAGAAATGTCAGATGAGTACAACCTGCTAGAAAAATCTGACGTATTTTATATTGGAAACTGTGTATCCAAAAAAGTTTTTTCTGGAAAGACAGGAATATTCCAAGAAAAATATCAATCACACTTTACTGATTGGATTGGTGCATGTGGAATAAAAGAACTCAATATTCTTGAGAACTTATATGACGAAGGTAGATTTGAGATGTCTGCCATTGAAGTATTTGGTTATGAGACAATTGATAAAGACAATCAGCAATACTATCTAAAAGTTGATTATCCTGATGGTAGGATAAACTATGTCAGTGAGCCAAATGAAATAGAATTGAGAAACCTTTTGGATTATATGATTCAAGATGATTGGAACTTTCCTTGGGATAAAGATTCGATATCTGATATCAATTCAAAATCTAAAATCACTGATGTCGCAGATTTATTTAAATCTAGTGAGTTGAAGCATAAGATCGGTAGTGTTTACTCTGTTTTATACAGTTTATACCATACTGATAAAGTCTTATATCTTGATTTTTGCAATGCCAATAAAATTCCTCATTATGGTAACATAAGTTTTATCATTAATACTTTGACCTTATTAGCATATAATAAAGTTGATGTTAGGAACTTATATGAAAAAACTCCCAAGGAAACATACAAGAGCATTGTAAAAAATTATATTATTCCGGGGAAAAACTGTGGGTTCTGTGGTGTGGGCAGTTGTAAAAAACGTGAAGATGAAAACTTATCTTATGGTGAATATATAATGAGAGAGTATTCTAAAAAGTTTAATCATGATATCTGAAAGGCCTTGGGGTACTTATGAAGTTCTCCTTGATGAACCTAATTATAAAGTGAAGAGAATTGTAGTTAATCCCAAGCAAAAGTTCTCATTACAGTATCATGAACATAGGTCAGAATTTTGGACTATTGTTAGTGGATGTGGAACGGTCATACTAGATGATGCAGCTGCTCCAGCAACACCTGGCACTTTTTGGTATATCCCACGTAACGCAATTCATCGTGCAATTGCTGGAGAAGATGAATTAGTTTTCATCGAAACTCAGATTGGGGATTGTAGAGAGGAAGATATTGTTAGATTAGATGACATTTATGGTAGAGTAAAATGATCACAGTAAGATGCAAGCAATGCCGCACGGAACTAACTAGCACCTCAAAAGTTCAGTATTGTGGATGTCCAAATCAAATGAAACTTATTGACGATAAGATCGGTGCTGTTGACTTAAGTAATGTCGTTATGGTATCATACGACAGAGAAGAGAGGATTGATAGCCACTTTTCTGCTCAAGAACTTGCATACCAGGAAGCAAGACGTAAACGCAAAGTTCGTAAGATGGACTTTGAAGTTCGTTAGGGATTCAACACACACTTGACATCCTAAGATCATCGCCTAGCATTAAATAGTATTGTAGGCAATCTTTCTACTAACTATGCACCCTAACGAATTATCGAACTGGACTAAAATTAAAGAAACATTTGAGGAAACCGGCAACACTGAAAACTTTTATTATAAAAGAGCCTGTGCCATTGTAAAAGGTGAACCTGATCCTATGAGTAATCTGAAAAATGTCGCACAGGATGACACAACTGAAACCTGAACACTGTTATACTAAAGCAGAGGTTGATAGGTTAATTAAGGATGCTATTGATGAAGCAATGCGGAGACACAACCGTAATGCTTCTATTATCAGTATGTGTTTAGGCATTCTATTTCTTGCTGCTTTCGTGGACGGGTTCCTGAGAGCAATTGGAATTATACCACCATTCCTGAATATTGATATCAACCTAATGAATCAGGTTATTGATCGAGTAAAAGATGAAGTAATTAAAGTAATACCATGAAAGTTGGATTAATCGGTTTAGGACGAATGGGTGAGGGTATGTCTCGCCGTATGATGAAAGAAGGTATTGAAGTTTGGGGTTACAGACGTAACTACAAGAAAGCAGAAGAGGCATATGAAAAAGGTTATGTCAGTGGAGTTACCACTGATCTAGAAAACTTAGTTAAAATTGTTCATCAACAAGATAAACTTGTTGGTAAAGCACCTGGCATCTTTCAACTTGTTATTCCCGCTGAATTAGTAGAGGACACATTAAATGAGTTACTACCATTACTTGGCGACGGGGATATTATTATTGATCATGGCAATAGCAACTTTAAGGATTCTAGACGGAGAGCAGAAAGGCTTTCTAAGTTGGGTATCCAATTTATTGACTGTGGTACTAGCGGTGGTGTTTATGGTCTGGAGCGTGGATACTGTCTTATGGTTGGTGGTGCAACTGGAGCAGTATCTCTCTGTGCCCCCATTTTCAGGGCACTTGCACCTGGTATTACCGCTGCAGCCCGCACAGACCCACACACTAGGGCAACCAGTGCTGAGTATGGTTGGCTCCACTGTGGTGGACCTGGTGCAGGTCACTTTGTGAAGATGGTTCACAATGGCGTAGAATATGGTATAATGCAAGCATACGCAGAGGGATTTAACATCCTGCATCATGGCAATCTTGGAACTCAATACGTCAAAGAAGGTGATTCTGAAATTGCTCCAATGGAAAATCCGGCAGACTATCAATATGATATTGACTGTGCTGAGGTTGCTGAGTTATGGCGTCGTGGTAGCGTTGTTGGTAGCTGGTTACTTGATCTTACCGCTGATGTATTTCGGAGCGATCATGACCTTAGCAAATTCGATGGGGGAGTTAGCGATAGTGGTGAAGGTCGTTGGACTCTTCACGCTGCTGTGGATCTTGGTGTACCCACACCTGTTATCTCTGCCGCACTATTTGAACGGTTTAATTCTCGCAGACTGGGGGAATTCGGAAACAAAATCTTGAATGGAATGCGTTACATGTTTGGAGGACACAACGTAAGATGATTTGTATTGGAGAATATACTGCAGTGGCTACCGTCCTTACTGCACTTGCTGGATCAATGACTCCAGAATCAGTTAGAACCTATGTCTCTATAAATGCAGATCCATGGGATAATAATGATCAAATAGATCTTGAAGAACCCATGGGAGGGTTTGGTATTGAATTTGACATCCATAAACATCTGAGATTATTTGCTGAGCATCTTTCATCACCGATGCAATGTAATGATTTTCCTGGTGTAAATCATGCTGGTGCAAAACTTCTTGCTCCGATTACCAATGACCTTACTGTATACTCAGGCATCAGCGTCAATAATTCCTCTTTCGATAGTAATGATAATTTTGATGGACCTCTGGGGTCGGTGGGTGTTGAATATGGTGATGACTTTAAAATTTACGCAGAACACCTTGCATCCATAAAGAAAATAGAAAATGGTAGAACATCTTTTGGGTTCAAGGTATTCTTCAAATGATGTTCGCTGATGTCTTACTTTGGGGAGCAATACCCTTTGTTCTATCCACATTATATTTCGGGTTACGAAAAGGTGAAAATGTTTACTACGAATCAAACAAGTATGATGGAAACGGAACCGCTCACTAAACGTATAGTGATCTTTGGTGCCACCGGAGATCTGTGCAAAAGAAAACTAATTCCAGCACTATTTCAATTGTGGAAGAAGAAACTTCTTCCGCCTAATCTTTTAGTTGTTGGTGCGTCTCGTAGAGAACTTAGTCGTGAGTGTTGGTTAAATGATCTTGGTGAATATCCAGAAGAATTCACTGACTGGTTAGATTTTGTATCTTGTGATCTAGGTTGCAAAGAAAGTCTAATGAAGCTGCACAATAAGAGTGCAGATACAACTTATTTTTTATCAGTTCCACCAGAGAGGTACGAAAATGCAATCATCAACCTCAAAGAAGCAGGGTTTCTTGACGATCCTGAAGTCTCCAGAGTGGTTATCGAAAAACCCTTTGGCCACGACCTTGAATCTGCTAATCATTTGCAGTCAGTGGTGGGTAGATATTTACGCGAAAAACAAGTCTTTCGCATTGACCATTATCTCGGTAAAGATACTGTTAATAACATCCTTGCCACCCGCTTTGGCAATATTCTACTGGAACCTCTTTGGAACCGGGAATACATAAGTGAAATTCAGATTTATGCTACTGAAACCTTGGGTTGTGAGGGACGTTCCCAATACTATGATGGATCTGGTGTCGTAAGGGATATGCTGCAGAATCATATGCTGCAGATTCTTTCATTGATTGCAATGGAAGCACCTTGTAGGATGAATGCAACAGAGATTCGTAGAGAGAAAACTAAAGTTCTTGCTGCTACTAGACTGGGTAAAAAGTTTATTACTGGTCAGTATGAAGGATATCGTGAAGAACACGGTGTTGGCCCAGAATCTAACACCCAAACTTTTGTTGCTGGTGATTTATATGTTGATAATTGGAGATGGCAAGGTGTTCCCTTCTACTATATGACTGGTAAAAAAATGCCTTATCAGTGTGTGGAAGTTGTTGTTAAACTCAAAGCACCACCTGTTGGATTGTTTGAAGGTGAAACACCTGGTCGTATTGTGATGCGTCTACAACCACATGCTCACCTTGATATTCAGATTGATGTCAAGTCTCCTGGGATGAGTGAGGAAGTTGAACTTGCAACACTTACTCATAGATACCCTGATTGGTTGGGTGTAGATGGTTATGAAAAACTTTTGTATGATGCTATTAATGCTGACCAATCACACTTTGTTCATTCTGAAGAAGTGATTGAGGCATGGAGAATTGTTGATGATCTTCTCTGTACCGGAGAAAACTGCCCTGTAAGAACGGCACCTTACATATACTCTGAAGGTATTTGGGGGCCAATGCACAAAACTAGTTTTATCACTGATTGGGATTACCCGGCATAAATTCTAATGAAATCTGCTATTTTAGTCGCATGTTTGACTCCTATTTTAATCATTTGGATTGTAATGAAACTTACAATATGGTTGTACGCAACTAAGGAGGAAGAAAAGTATGTCGAATCTGAATCCAAAAAAACACACGGACCTTATGTGGAAAACGCATATGCTGACGTTGACGAAGGTGAAGAAGAGTTTACAAGTCGCACAGATTATAGATGAAGCACTCTATCAATACTATGTGATAGAGCAAGGTAAAGAAGTTCCAAACTGGAGATTTATTAAAGATCAAGATTGGTGGATAGATTATCTTAAGAGTTTAGGTATGGACCCTAGAAACCCATGATGCATCAAATAAGCCATTTGGCAGCAGTAACACTTAATAATCCATTTGGAATTGGTACGTTGGGACTCATGTTAGTAACTGTCCCGATTATAGGTATGGATTTGGTTCACAAAAACAATTGGCAGCACTGGGAACCATTTGACAGAGGACACAAGTAGGGTTATAATAAACAAATAAAGGCCTTGGCATCCGACCTGGCTCACATCTTCGAGAGAAAAAAGAATCGGAACACCAACCCATGTGAGAGAGAAGTGGGATCCTTCTCGGTGCCCCGTTGTTGACTGATCACCAACAACGGTATTATTACGGAATGTAGCTCAGTTTGGTAGAGCACCTGCTTTGGGAGCTGGTGGCCGCAGGTTCAAATCCTGTCATTCCGATTGTATTATACATAATGGCAAGATGCAATTTTATTCCGTGGAATACTGGCAGAAGAACTGGGAAACTCTTTATAAAAGAGTGGAGAATGGTGAGACGATAGGTGTAGAAAATGAAAATGGAAATAAAGCAGTGATGGTTCCAGCGGATGAGGAACTCATACGCATATACACTGAGAACAATAACGAAGCTCCTTAAGGGACTGTCGCCTAACGGTTAAGGCCCACTGCTTATAACGGTGTGAACTGGGTTCAACTCTCAGCAGTCCTACCGGGGGATTAGCAATCTGGTGAATGCACCGAACTCATAATTCGGCTAAGGTGGGTTCAATCCCCTCATCCCCCATTGACGGATCTCCGTCAAACCCTTATAATACTAAGGTCAACAAACAAGACAATGACACTCACTAGCAAGTTCAAGAAAGACATTCAAACCCTTCGTGGTGCTGTAAATGGTGACTTCTTCCTAGATGTGAAGAATCCGAAACTTCTCAAAAAAGTTCGTCGTTACTATGAAAACAATGGAGTTGTCTTCTCAGGTGACCCGCTCGATGATTATGATATTTTGATGGAGCAGGTTGCTATTGATCTTGAAACAGTGGAGGCAAAGTGAAGACTCTTTTAGAACGCTTCCCTTATCGTTATGTTGAATGTGGAACCCTAGACAACGGGTTCCCCGACTATCGCATTCAAAAAGCAGATAGTTGGACCAAACTTTATTCTGACATGTATCTTCTTGATAATCAGATGCAACTTCTGACTGCGATGGAAGATTTTGAGTACACCAAATGGCTTGATCCAGAAGGTGTTCCTGCTTATGCAAAAGACTCGGTAAGTCGTTTAAACTAGCCCTGGTCGGGACGATCCCCTTCAGTCACGGATGGACTATAACAGAACTGGTGGAGTCAATGGACCCCTTAAAAACTAAATAATCCAAGAGTTAA